ACCCGAACGGATACGAATGGCACAGTGTTGCCTTTGCGCAACGTCAGCATTACAGGCTTAACAAGCGGTTCGCGCTTGCAAATTTATAACAATGCCACGGCAACAGAAACCGTAAACGCAATAATAACTGGAACAAGCTACACAGCAAATTACGAAGAAGGCATTGATTACAATATTGGAGATACAGTTCGTATTCGACTAACTCACGTTTCCGGCACAAGCGCAAAAGCAGAGTTTCAAGGTTCGGCGATTGTAGGTTCCGCAGGATGGAGTCTATTAGTAGAACAGGTAGACAACACTATCTACAATTCGTTTGGTATTGATGGCTCTACAATTACACAATTCCAAGCAGACTATCTGACAGATCAAGTAGACGTTGTAACAGCGGTGAACTTTAACATATCGCAATTTTATGCTTGGTGGGTATATAACCTATCAACAGAGGACGGTATTCGAGACTTTTTTGGTGGTATTACTGCATTAGACGAAGCAAACATCCGAATCAATACTGGCGTTCTCTCGTTGTATCTAGACAACAGCACGAACACCAATATTCGACAGCTTGATAATCGCAGATTCTTCCGTTCAGATGGTGCTTATCCTGTTCTCGACCCGACAAGTGGTGGTGGCGGTATTGATGTTGTTTGGCGCAATCAGATTTTAATTGCAGAAACAGGAGTCTCTGGATTGACTGCTGCCGAATCTTTACTTTTAACAAACGGTTTGACAACCATAAACACAGGCGTTCAAAAAGCATCCATACTAATTCCACACACAGCCAACTTATAATGAAAAGATAAAACGGCGACCATTAACCACAAGGATTACTATGATACACCCACTTCAATTTCAACAACTCGTAGAACAAGTCAACGCTAACTTTGATTCTATTAATAGCGAAATTGACTCAATGCGAGCTGAAATAGAAACCCTTAAATCTGCAACTACGCGTTTAGGAGGTGATCCCGTATCTACTGTCCGTAAGCGACAGTCAAAGAAATCAACTGAGGTGTCTCCTAATGACGCCTGAAGAACAGCAATACTTTAATGACTACTTCGATATGTTTCGATCTGCTGGGTGGTCACAGTTGATGCAAGAACTAACTGAAAATGCTAATAACATTAATTCAGTAGAATTTACAAAGGATAGTGACGATCTGTACTTTAGGAAGGGACAACTAGCCACCCTGGCTGGTCTGCTTAACTTAGAGACTACTATGGAGCGTACCTTTGAGGACAATGAGACCAACGAGGGTGAGCAGTAATGTTAGCCTTCTATGATTTCAGGTGCAAGTGTGGCCAAGTTTTTGAAGCCTTTGTTAATACCTCTATCCGCAATGTACGGTGCAGTTGTGGTGACGAGGCTAATCGTTTGATCTCTCCTGTGCGTTGTCAACTTGACGGCGCTAGTGGCGACTTCCCTGGTGCAGCAATGCGCTGGGAAAAAAGACGCGGAGAACAAATCAAACATGAACGTAAACGAGAAGATATTTCTCCACAATAACGCATAGATCGTTACGGAGTGTTTAATAATGGCAGCGCAATTTACTGATACTGATGAACGTATTGATATTACTGATGATGAAGAACTAGGCAATGTAGACCAAATTGGTGCCTCTGCGGATGAGTCAAATCTTCCTGCTGAGGGTAACACTGAGTCGGTTATTGACGATGAGCTTCCCGCTAAGTATCGTGGCAAGACAGCTAGAGAGCTGGTACAGATGCACCAACAGGCTGAAAAGCTCATTGGCGTTACAGGCTCTGAGGTTGGTGAGTTACGAAAAGTAGTAGATCAGTACATCAGCACACAATTCCAGGCTCAGACGCCAAGCACCAAGGCAGTACAAGAAGACAACAGTGATGATGAATATGACTTCTTTACCGACCCTAACAAGGCAGTATCGAGGGCTATTGATAACCACCCTAAGATCAAACAAGCTGAAGAAGTAAACAACCAGTATCGGAAGGCTGCTGCGATGTCAACATTGCAACAACAGCATCCCGACATGGCACAGATTGTCCAAGACCCTAAGTTTGGTGACTGGATAACAGCGAGTAAGATTAGGACTCAACTGTTTACACAGGCTGACCAGCAATACGATTTGGACGCTGCTAATGAACTCTTTTCATTGTGGAAGGAGCGTCAAGGCACAGTACAGGCAACCGTGGACGCTGAGAAGCAGGCGCGTAAGCAGACAGTGAAGGCCGCTAACACAGGCAGTGTACGCGGTAGTGGTGAATCAGTGGGTAAGAAGGTGTATCGTCGCGCTGATATTATTAAACTCATGCAAAATGACCCTGATCGGTATGCAGCTTTGGGTGATGAAATCATGCAAGCGTATGCTGATGGTCGTGTCCGATAATGGACTATTATATACTTGGAGAAATAGAAAATGGCTGGTGAAACTAAAGCTGTATATCCTACAGCGAATGCTTTTGTAGACAAGACTGCTGCTGGTACCTTTATCCCTTCTAACTGATCTTGGGGATAATATCACTCCTCTAATATTTGGAGATCTGGAGTGACGAGGTTTGATGCTTTACTGTGATAGACCTCGAAAAACTGGGTGAATTGCTGGAAACCCCTAAAGCGCGTCATTACTGATTAGGTGATAATATGAGCGATGTAACAATGGGCAATCAGCAGCCAAGCCTCACTGATATTGAGTTAGGTTGGTTGTGTGGTATTATTGATGGAGAAGGTTGTGTTTATATTTACCGCAGAGGCGGAGCACGTATAGATTACAAACCTGGAATTAGAGTTGCTATGTGTTGTTTCGATACCATTGAGTATCTATCACAGTTACTGCACAAAGCAGACGTTCCTCATCATATCACTACTTACAAGTCAAGCAAAGAAAAGAATAGACAAGCCAACAAGTGCATTACTATTGAAGGTCAAAAACGTCTATTAAAGATTCTTCCTTGGCTCACGCCACATTTAATAACCAAGAAAAAACAAGCTGCTGTAGTTTGGCAGTTTTGTGAAGAACGGTTAAAAAGATGGCACAGAAGTGAGTATAGTGAAACACAACTAGCACTAATCGAAGTGGCCTCTATTATGAACAAGAGGGGCTATCAGGAGGAAGGTTCAACGACTATCCGCAAGGAGTAGGACTCAAGTGAGTTCGAAGCGCCTAGCACCGAAAGGTGATGATATAGTCTGAACTGTAGTGAGAGCTACAGAGGGATGTTGGAAACGAGCATTCCGTAACACAATTGATCGCAGCGTACAAGACGAACCTCAAGATGGCTCCTCTGGTTAAGCGATTGACCATGAAGGGCAAGAAAGGGGATACCATTCACATTCCTAAGCCCATCCGTGGCAGTGCGTCCAGCAAGGCTGAAGCTACCGCAGTACAGATTCAAGCCAACTTGGAAACCGAACTGATCGTATCTGTTGATCAGCATTGGGAATACTCACGCCTCATTGAAGACATTGTTGAAACTCAGGCACTGACTTCACTGCGTAAGTTTTACACTGACGACGCGGGTTACGCTCTGGCTAAGAAGGTAGATGACATTCTGTTTACCCTCGGTACTGGCGTTGGTAACGGTGCCTATACTGCGACCCCTCTGGCAACTGGAGCAAGCTGGGTCAACACTGGTACGTTCTACAGCGATGCCTCTACTGGCCTAACCGCTTATGCCATTGATACCGTAGTGCCTGCTGATGTGTTTACTGACGCTGCGTTCCGTAACTTGATTCAGAAGATGGACGACAATGACGTACCTATGGACGGTCGTTACTTTGTTATTCCTCCGTCAATGCGTAACACCATGATGGGTATTGAGCGTTTTGTGTCTAGTGACTTCCGCAATGACCAAACTGTAAAGTCTGGCCTCATTGGGAGCATCTACGGCATTGATGTATACGTCTCAAGCAACTGCCCTGTCATTGAAACAGCCGCTAACAACACTGTTTCTACTGTCGATACTCGCGGTGCTTTCCTGTTCCATAAGGAAGCCTTCGTGCTGGCAGAGCAGATGTCTGTTCGTTCACAGACTCAGTATAAGCAGGAGTATTTGTCAACTCTGTACACTGCTGATACTCTGTTTGGTGTGAAGAACTATCGCCCGGAAGCTGCATTCGTCCTGGCTGTTCCTAACGTAGGTTAATCGTTATCGGGGAAAGCTACGGCGAGTACCCTTTTATTTACAATAGTCAACTAGCGCAAAAGGCACACAAATGACAGATTACACAAAGGCAGTTAATTTTGCAGCTAAGGATGACTTGCCTAGCGGTGACACTAATAAGGTTATTAGAGGCACTGAGATCAACACAGAATTTAATAACATTGCTG